ACATTATTAAGAAAAAGATGCCAGCACCCAAGAGCGAGAAGGAGATGCTTTCGGCTTTGCTCGGCGGTGCGATCATCAAGGCGTTTCCAGACACAAATCCGAAGCCGTGGATAGACTTCAGGGGCATTAGTTGGACCGAGGCCGAAATACAGAGAATGAAGAGTCTAGGCATAGCTGCCACTGTGCCGACCATCAACATGACCCCGAAAGGTTACAAGAAAGCAAAAGAGGTAATGAAATGAGAACACTGATACTATTCGCAATGTTGGCCGTGATGGCTTGCGGGTCTGTAGTTGTTGATGGCTGGTTCCACGCAGTTGACACAGCTCGTCCAGGAGATCTTACTGCAGAAGTGTATTGGCAGCTGTG